CTGCTGCCCCCGCCGCAATCGCTTCTGTCCACAGACTCCTAAGTCTGTTCGCCATCAAAACGGAATAATCCTGGGACCACAAACGCAATGTTTCCTGATCTATCATTCCATCAATGACCGCTTGTCTTAATTCTTGGTAGGTGACCGCGTTTTGCTGATCCTCCCAAAAGCCGTATAAGATTTTAACCGGCTCATCACAATTATTTTCCAAAAACTCTTCAAGACGGCGCAGCACTTCCTGGCTTCCTTCTGTTTTTGCCTTTTTTACCCGTGATGGAGCAAGCATCCGGAATCTCATATGCCGGTCTCCCTTCCCAGGCGTCTTTTGGCCGCGTCAGTCTTTTCATCCGGTCCCCCGTCTCCTTCAGCGTCTGAACCAACATCGCCAAATGGTCCGGACTCTGGGGGCTGGTTCGACTCCTGCTGCTGTTTTCGTTCCTCCCTCATCATCTCATAGGTCTTTCCCGGAAGATGCCCCGCCTGACGGATGTAGTCCTCCAGACCGTCATCCGGAATCAAAACGCCAATCCCCACCATATCTTTTATGAACGCTGAAACCTTTGTAATATCCACATCCTCAATATCCCCATGCGTCATCTTAGGATATTCCATAATGCCCGCAAAATGCTCTCTGTTAAGGTCTATGAGAGCCGGTATCCCTTGACTGTTAAATGTCTCACAGATGATATCCAGGAACGCTCCTATGGCAACAGCGAATAACTGCGTTTTATCGGAGCTTAACGCCCAGCTCCCTGTTTTATCATGTCCCAGGAAAATGAAATCCGCCAATACTGTCATAGCGATTCTGGTATCGTAACGGTTGATGATCGTATTAGTATCAAATTGCCTGGTGCCTGCAGAACTCAACAGCTTTAACTCATAGCCATGGGGGAGAACAATCCCCTCCATTTCGTCTCTCCGGATATGTCTCACCATATCCTCCAACCACAGCCTGACTCTGACGTTTTCTTCCACAGTGCTGTCCCATATATCCAAATCCCCCGGGGCATAGATCACCGGAAGTCCGGCCAAGTCCCTCTCAATACCAATTCCTTCAATCTCCTGAATCCTTCGTTTAAAATACCAGGAGCGGTAAGAGTTCCTTAAAATACTCCTTCCTTCCGGATTGTTTTTACGGCTTTTTGTCCGAAATAGCATCGCCTTTTCTAATGGGATCGTGAAGATTCCGAAATCCGGAGGAGGCATCTGCGTCATTCCCAAAAGGTTGTCCTCATTATCATATTCCCACTGATAAAGCGTCTCCTGCGCCCTGATCGGCAGTTTCTTCCACCCGATCAGGCCATCATCATATTTGCTTCTGGTCCGGGAATCGTTTGTATTCCCCATGCGGCGCTTGTATACAATCTCATGAAAGCTCCATCCATAAGTAAGAAAAGACAGTATCTCGGATATGGTATCTATCCATGTGTCCTGCATATCGTTCATACAGCTTTCAACAAATTCAGCGGCTTCTTTATCCTTTGCGGTATTTCCTCCGGGTTCAACATTCCACTTACACTGTCTCACCAGCATTTCAATCGCAAAGAGGATAGCGCCTACCACATCGTCATTTTCAGACATTTCTCTGTAGACTTCTATCCCTCTTTTCCCTCTTAATTCATGTAAAAACTCCTCATAAATGGTTCCGCCATATCGTCTCTGACCTATCCGACCGATTTCTTTACCTGACATCCTGCTGCCTCACCTCACCTTCCATATTGCCAATAGCTGGATTTGTTAAGTCTGTTGACCGCCTCTTTACCAGGCGCGCTTCCTGTATATTTCTTTACTTTTCCAAGATAAACAGAGAGAGCCGCCGCGTCTCCTCTGTCCGGCGATCTTGCTCCCCGCTTTTTCATCTCTTTTTTGCTTTCAAGCTCCAGCTTCCCATTTGACGCCATAAAATATTTTCTAACAGATATCTGGGCAAAAGTTTCCGCGTCGTCTTCAATCTCGATCTGTCTATTCTCCAACAAGTCCCGGAGAACGGCCCACATATGCGTGGTGAGATTATTATAGCGTTCTGCCGCCTCTCTGCCTTCCTTTGTATCTGTCTCAATCTTTTCTGCCGCATTGATTGGTATGACAAACATGCGATTCAATTTTTCCTCGCGCCTTACCTCTCTTAGGCGGTCTGTTACCCCGCCTCCCACTCCCGTATCGTCAATATTGACATAAATTCTTCCGCCATATTCCGGAAACTCCCGGATCACTTTCCTGTATTGGGCAACAATATCCCCAACGGTAGCCATTAGATCCTGTCCCCGCCTGCGCGCAACCATTTTCAGTTTCCCCTTGACATTCCTGTATATGACTGTCTCATCATCTCCAAATCTCGCAACATCCACTCCAAATATGATGTACGGCATGCCTTTATCTTCTGGAAGTTCATATATTCGGCTTCCGCATTGTTCTATAACAGAGAGTATGATAAACACATCATCTTCCTGCTTAGGAAACTCCCCGTAAACCCTGACAAGCACCACATTGCTGTCCTTGCCGTATTTGCGTATAAGCGACCGGATGTTCTGCTTATTTGTTCTGGGGCTGTCTGCGGAGGACACGGTATGGCATTGATAAAGGGCTCTGTCTCCGTTGAAAGCGTCAAAAAATGTGCCGGAAGTCCTTGTGGGATTCCCGCACATGAGCAATTTGTTATTTTCTCCGGTCAGAGTGCCGAGTATCGCTTCCATGATTGGATTCGCAACGCCAGAGGCTTCATCCACGATAAAGAGCATGTTGTCCTCGTGGAATCCCTGCATGTTTTCCGGCTTGGTGGCGGTCCTGGCTACTGCGAACCAACGCTTTTCATTGCCTATCATATAAATATAGGTCTTTGTCCATTTAAGGATTGATGAGAGCAGCGGCGAACGACTCATCCATTTGCTGATCTCTGACCAAAGCACGTCATGGAGCTGCTGCTTTGTAGGGGCGCCACAACACGGGGATACGGGAAACAGGACAGGAACCATAAAAGCGCCACTGCCTCCATTCCGGTCTTTCCCACACCCTGGCCGGATTTGATAGCAACCTTGGGATTCCCTGACAAATCCATAAGGGCTTTCTGCTGCCAGTTGTCAGGCTTAAACCGCAGGACTTCATTTGCGAATAGGACCGGATCCTTGCGGTATAAGGGTATCCGCTCCGCAAAAAAGCGGCGGCGCAACATGGCATTGTTCGTGCTCATTCATCGCTGTCCCCTTTCTCTTTTGATGCCTCTGATACCTCCCCGGTAACGCTTGCTATCCAGTCGTACACCACTCCGTCTCCGTTGTCATTGTCGTTTTCTTTTTTGATCCTTTCGGTTTCAGCCTTAAGCTTTGAAAGCCTCGCCCTCTGCTCCTGGCTGACAGACTCCCAATCCTTGTGGAGCATTTCATCGTACTGTTTGATCATAGCCCGCAACTCTGCCTGGGCGCGGGCTTGTGCTTTCATAAACTCGTTTTGTTTGTCCCAGGCCTGCTGTACTTCCCAACACTCTTCTGTCACCTGCTCTCCATCTTTATGGCCAACCTTCTCTATGGTCTTATCTTCCTGGTCTTTTACATAGGCGATTCTCTGTGCCCGGATGATAGCGGCATAGGCGATCTGTATCTGATGCCACAACAGGTCCAGAGGATTGGCCTGATCAACGGCAGAAAAAATCTCCCGGGTTTCGTCCGGGAGATACTTAGAGAAGAAGCCGTATTTTTCTGCCTTTCTATTCTTTGGCGGACCACCGGAGCTGTTCTTGTTCCCCGGCTGTGCGCCTTGCTTCCTCTTTCTCTTCTTTTCCGAACGTTCGCTTTCTTTATCCGAACGTTCGCCTCCTTCCTTGCCCCATCCATGGGTACACTTCCAGCGGCGGACCGTGCCTTCCGGGAGATTTAGCCGGCTTGCAATTTCCACTAATTTCATGCCTTTCAGGTACATGGCCTTTGCTTGTTCTATTCTTGGATCTGGCGCTCTGGCCATGTAGGGTCACCTCCTATTCGTCGGTTTTGGGAAAATTAAAAGAGGTGGCGAGGCCACCTCTCAATCGGTCTGTATTTGTTTTTGGGAAAAGAAAAGAGACAACTGAAGTCATCTCTCATCTTTTATTAATCCATAACTTATCTATCAAGAATGACTTTCATCATTAGATAGGTTATCGATTTTACTCTTTGCTTTCTCATTGATATGTAAAAAAAATAAACACAAAATAATCAGCACAATAAGCGGAATCATCACTTTAAATATATTTATCGTTTCATAGGGATTGGATATGTTTTGTTTTAGTATTAATGTCTGTATAGAGTCCCTTGCCGCCGAAATAAAATAACATAACATATCATTAGTCGTATATGCTACTATGAAAAGCGCTAATACTAATATTGATGCCAAGTTAACCCGCCCAGCCATTGTCATTGTTTCAAGCTTAATTAATTTTAATAACTCACTCAGGTATTTACCTAGTTCTTTCATCTAACAAATTATCCTTCCAATCTTTTAAGGAAACAAAAGCTGTTAAAAACAATCCCAAAGTGATAATCAATGTACAAATAAGATAATATGGATCTATCGTATATACATTTAAAGCAACTCGCATCAATAATAAAGTTGATACAATTCCTGTCACGATACCGCTCCCAACCATATAGGTTAATGTATGAATAGGCAAACTATTTCTTAATCTGTTCTTCAATACCGCATTCTCCTTCCTTAAATCTCCAATAATCTGTTGGAATGTGATATCGGCAGTAGTTTCACCTTTTATTACACTATTTTCTACTGATGGTACCCTGTTTACAACTTCATCCTTATCTTGAATCACCTGCCCATTACTATACTTCAATTTTATAATTGGATATATAACTATACTTTTTCCTTGTTCAATAATTACTCGTTCACTAGATAATCCCGATAATGATGTTTTAGGCGTTGACGTAACTGCTAGTGCCAGCATATTTACTGCTATAATTGGCCCTATTAAAACCTTAGGTAATGGGGAATTTTCCACTCTGTGAGGGCTTATCTCAATAATACTTTCTTCACCTTCATTTTGCTTTGACATAAATATCAAAATCTCCTAACTTTTTTCTGTCAAAATATACCTCTGTGAAATAAACACCCTCCTGTTTAATAATAACATTTCTCAAATCCATTCCCAACACTATACCACGATACTCTTTTGGTAAGGATTGTTCTCCCCTTTGTAACTGATTAGCCGATATTAATATATCTTTTGCCTCAACTAAATTATTTTTGAGAGAGTCCTTAAATATGATATCCATCGTATGGTTACATTCATCATCTATTCCACGAATACCTATTATTATAGAAAATGAAAAAGTGCTTGGTATAAAATCAGGTGTCAAAACTGGCAAAACCCCCATAGCATTAATGGGCGCATTATCTCCTTCCATATTGGTTGTTCCCAGACAATATACAAATGTTGAAACTTTCGTATTCATATGCCCCTCCTCTCTTTTGTTTTTATACGATACTAGGTCCAAAGGGTCATATGCCTATAAATTATGTTAATTTATTTGAAACTGTCCGTAAAATCAACCTTTGGCTATAACTGAAAACGGCATCTAAATGAACTTGGCTGATACACAATTTAGAAACAATTAAGACAATTTCTTTCATAGATATCTTTTAACCCTAGCATCATTCATATATTACTATTATACTATGTTTTTTGAAAAAAGAAAAGCACTTATCCTACAACAAATGCCTTTTCTTCCCCAATTTATGAGATTAAAGGGCTAAAAGCTAGGTCTATGTTGGCTTTCATATTTGCCGACATGCCGCCTAAACCGATTCCGCCACCAAACTGTAGCGCCTGATGGCCGTATACGTAAAGAGGGAGAAACTACTGTGTTCAGTTCTTCCAGTCTAAAGTCTACCACATTTTGACCGGACACTGCCGGACATTTTTTAATTTTCTTCAAAAAATCTTGTAATCTTCTTCCTCACACTCTCTTCCGTATATCTCCGCTTTGGAAACATGCTGTTCATCCGCATTGCTACCCCCGCATAATAATATCCGTCAATAAAATATAACCTAAACATAGTCCTCAACTCGGATTTTGGTATGCTCCCTATGTATTCCTCCGCCTGACAGGTAAGCTCCAAAAGCTCCGCCTCCTTTGCTTCTAAAAGCTTCCGGTACCTTTCCCGGATGCCCTGCTTGCGGATGTACTCTGGCTCTGGGATGCCTGTAATCTTGATAGGGCCTATGGTACCATCCCTCCTGGTCCCTTTCACAACATCCGCTACCAAAGGAGGATTTTCCAGGAATCTATCCAGCTTTTGAATCCTTCTGCGTAAATCCTTGATTTCTTCTTTCATCTCGCAGTACTGGACTAATATAGCTTTGTCCAATGCCTATCTCCTCCCTTCTCCCATTCATTTCACCCTTGGCTTATACACCCTCTCCCCGAAAAGATACTCCTCCTCCTTTCTCTGGCGGCCCAGGAGCTGACGCATCTTGTTGAGCGTATCCCGGTGGCCTTTCTCATCGAAGAACTTCACCACCAGCTCATTGAGCTTCACAATATCCTTATTCCTCCTGCGTTCCTTCCGGCTGTGCTGGAGTCTTGTGGCCACACGGTTCCTCTCCGCCTTATCAGTGGCAAACTCAATCTCATGTACAAGATCCTGTAGCCGCTTATCCTCCTCGTTGACCGCCTCGTAGGCATACCGGTAATCCGCATAGCACTGGTCGATAAAGTTCAGGAACTCCTCCAGATGCTGCGCTGGGGTTCTTATCTTTTCTGCCATAGCTGTCAACCTCCCTGATTTTTAAGGATAAGCCCCATATTAATTAATCGGTACTGTGATGAGTAATCCGCCTTTCGGATAATGATTCCCTCATCCTCCAGCCTTCTCATATGAGTATGTACCGTTGATTTTGTCCGGCCAATCCCCTCCGCAATCTCATCATAATTGGGATAAAACTGATTTTCTTTGTAATAGCCAAT